CGAGAGAACATGTACCTATAGTCCGACTCTCTGATTTCGGTGACTTCGTCCATGCCAATGAATTGGAATTCGGCACCCTTGTAGCGCAGAAAGTCCTGCTGGTTGTTGAGGTAACCAAAAGAAAGTCGTGCTCCGGAAGGGAATACCGCTGTGTAATTGTTCGCGTTCCAGCGAACATCGTCAATTGTTGACATCCAACTAATAAACCGGTCCATGATGGCTCCGGGGAGCGCGAGGTCGGCGTATGTGCGACGGAAGATAATGGCAGAATAGCCAGGAACGTCGACGTACTGCAACGCCGACATAAGGAGAGCCGAACTCTTGCCACCGCCTGCCGCTCCGCCGAATAGTGCTTCCAATGAATATGTGCGCAGGAAAACCTTTTGAGTGAGAGAAGGTTCCTCTGGGCAGAACGATGGTTGTTTCGGCTCCAAAAATTGAAGAACTTTATTCCAGTCCGTCATCATCCACTCCAAACGGCTCGCGATGTATTAGATTGTCTCTCGTGAATCACTTCAAGGTACATAAGCACGATAGCATATGAAGACAATCATCGCGAAATTGCTAATCAGGTTACGGATACACCTCCAAAGGGAGCGCATCATAACCCGTTCCTTTTCTGCTCATTGTTTAATGGTATTGTTTATTTTGCTTACGGCCATTGGAGCAGGTCTTTTATTGCCGCCTTTGGCCCTTATTGTGGCAGGTGTAAATTGCGGACTATACGGATATCTGCTGGGTTCTGATTAACTATGGCATGGAACAAAACTGAAAATAAATCACTTGAAAATCAAGCGCAGAAATCTGCATTTGGACCAGGTGGAACGGTTGCCCAAAATGCCTCGTACGTAGGTAAGGGGTATCGCGACCCATGGGATATCGAGCGAGCCTACAAAGAGGGCATGCAGAAGGTTACCTGGGTTGCTCGGTGCATTGATGCCATCGCTGGCAACCAGGCAAGATTGCCCATTGTCCTGCGCGAAGATAACTCCCCCGATGGAATGATTATCAAGGGGAGAAAAGCAAAAAATGCTGGTTTATTAGACATCTTAAATACCAAATCTAATATTGGTGAAAACTCTTTCATCTTTAGATATAGAGTTTCGTCACAACTCCTACTAGGAACGCGCGGAGTCTTTATTGAAAAGGTGCGTGGACGTGATGGGGGCATAATTGGCCTCAACCTACTCCCCCCGCAGTCAACTGCTCCAATTCCTGACCCAAAGACATTTGTCTCTGGCTACGAAGTACTAATGCCCAACGGCGACAAGGTCATCATGAAGCCAGATGATGTTTGCTGGATTCGTAGGCCACACCCAATTGACCCATATCTTTCGCTCACGCCGATGGAATCAGCGGGCATTGCCATTGAGATTGAAAACCTTGCAAAGTTATATAACAGAAACTACCTACTGAACGACGGTCGCCCAGGCGGATTGCTCGTTTTGCGTGGGGAAATTGACGACGACGACAAGGATGAACTGCGCAATAGGTTCAGAGGCAATCTCGGCCGAGTGGGTCAAACAACCGTAATTTCTGCTGATGACGGGGTTGATTTTGTTGATACATCATCAAGCCCACGAGATGCCGCCTATATACAAATGCGCCAAATTACAAAAGAAGAAATTCTTTCTTCATTCGGCGTTCCGGAGTCAGTTATTGGCAACGCTGCGGGTAGGACATTTTCCAATGCAAGCGAAGAAATTCGTGTTTTTTGGAATGAAACGATGTCCCCCCACCTTGAGGTCATTGCCCGTGCATTAGATGAACTCGACGCAGAGCATTATGTTGATTTTGACACTTCAAGCGTTCCTGTCCTAATTATTGCAAAACAAGAAGTTGAGCGATATCTACTAGATGAACTGCGTGCTGGGCTAATTTCGGTCAACGAATACAGAACTGGTACTGGACGTAAGGATGTTGAGGCAGATTTGGCTGACAGCCTACTGATGAACCCCAACCTCACCCCTATTGCCAATACGAAGAAGCCAATGGCGCCTCCGCAGGAGGGAATGCCAATGCCGGGAGCAGGCGGCCCAGGAATGCCTCCAGGAGCACCAGGAATGCCTCCAGGGATGCCGGGAATGCCACCAGGGGCACCAGGCGCAGGAATGCCAGGAATGCCCCCAGATATGGCAGCAGCCCCTCCTCCAGACCCAACCACGATGGCCGGAGCAATGGCTATTGAGTCCTTGGGTGGTGGGGCGCCTCCAGGAATGGGTGCGATGGGCGCCAATACTTCTGAAATCTTGACAAAAGATGACTCCAGCGAGACGTCGCTGTCTAGGTGGACAGAAATTCTTGACCGAGGAATTGAGCGAGTCTTAGAGCGCATGCAACGAGTTGTTATAGAAAAAATGAACGGTCAAAAATCTCGCAAGTCCTTAATGCAGGGCTCACTTGATATTGATTCGGTTTTTTCTTTGGAAATCTGGCATAAGCAACTAGAGGAAGACATCAAGCCTGTCCTTTCTACGATTATCCGTGACTCTCAGGCTCTTTATTTTGAAAAATCTGATGGCTACAGTATTCCTGCAGCCCAAGATACGGTCATTAACATTGATGCACAAATGACGCGAATTAAAGAAATTATTGACAACGTCCATACGCAGGTAGGGTCGGCCATCTATAACTCATACGGCATTAATGATGAGGCTGCTCGCAATTCAGCCCTTCGTTCATCTGTGACTTCCATTTTCATTGATGCAATTGCGAACGTAAAGCCGAGAGTTGCGGCTGGCGAAGCCCGGCGAGCATGGGAATTTAGCCGCCCTTAGTTTCAGTAAACTCACGTAGATTTATTTACTGAAACTCTATCTTTTTATCCCTAGTTGCACTCATAGTTAGTGAGTAGAACTATTATTAAGAACGTCGTTAGGAGCGGTATGTCTACAGACCAAATTAGTTTCAAGGCACTAAATGGCCAGATTAACATTGATGAAGCACAGGGTATTGTTGAGTGTTTCGTTGCCGCAGTTGGCAACAAGGATTCGGTTGGCGATGTTGTCGCTACTGGTGCGTTTACTGAAAGTCTTAAGCGCCGCAAGCCTCGTGTTGTATGGGGACACAGTTGGAACGACCCAATCGGCAAAGTTTTGGAAATCTACGAAGTCCCTACTAGCGACCCGCGATTGCCCATGAAGATGAAGCAAGCCGGCGTCGGAGGACTATTCGCCAAGGTGCAATTCAACTTGGCCACAGAGAAGGGCCGCGAAGCATTCGCCAGCGTCGCCTTTTTCGGTCAGGAACAAGAGTGGAGTATTGGCTACAAGACGCTCAATGCAACATTTGACCCTGGCTCACAGGCAAACGTCCTTCATGAGGTTGAATTGTACGAAGTAAGTCCAGTGCTGCATGGAGCAAACCAACTCACCGGAACAATCTCCGTCAAGAGTGATGAGGGGGAAAAGTGCGGGGGTCCTATGGCCCACATGCCAAGCATGCCGTCCGGACCCGCCATTGTTGGTCGTCCAGTTCTTTCGCCGGTTGTTCGTCAGGTACATTCGCCCAGCCAACAGCGCCAACAGAGCCGTGAAGATATCTTTGAAGAAGGGGAATCACGCGTTCTTCCAGACGAAGCACGCAATGCTCTCGCCTTGGAACTAATGAGCAGGTCACGCTTGCCTCTAGACATCATCCACGCAACGGAAAACTCAGTCACCTTTAATCGTGATGCAGGAAATGGTAATTCAGTAACCTACAGACTTTCATATCATCGTGAAGAAGAAACTGGCGAGTACATGTTTGGCAAACCAGAAAAAATTGGGATGCGCAATGAACAAAGCACGATGCCGTCGGCCCCAGTTGTCGTCCCTTCGCAAATGCCTTCAATGCGCATGAATGTCAAGCCTGGTTCTGGCATGCCTACCGGAATGATGTTCCTTGCTTCTGGCGGGAAATCCCTGGATGATGCATTAGATGAAGCCGCTGACGTCATTATTGATGTGGCAACTAGCGGCGGCATGGCACTGCCAGCAGACAAATTGCAATACGCGATTGACCTACTCAAGAGCATTAATGGCTCCAAGCAAGAACCCATGGAAGAAGAAGTCTTTACGGTTCTGTGCTCCCCAGACGAGGCATTCCAAGTAAAGAGTCTGCTTGACCCAGTTATTGAATACCACCGACTTGATGCCGAAGTGGACTATCAGGGTGTCCATATCTCCAATGGTCTTACGCAAGAAGCAATCACCGCATTAGAGAACATCGCACTTACGATTGATGACGTTCTTTACGGCCAAGTTGGTGGTTCAAAAAAATAATATTGCCCGACTTTACTGAGTTAGGGCTAAACGCCGAATCTAAAGCGCTGGGCGGGAAAATCGGTCAGCGTATTGGCGGTGGTCTTCGTGCTGCGCCACCTGGAATGTCGTTCGTTGACATAACTGGACGTGTAGACGGAGATAACGACGGCATTGTTTTCGAGGGGCTTCCCCTTGAGCGACCCATAATCCCAAGATTCACCGTACCTACCAAATTGGCACGAAGTATCTCAAAACTTACTGAGGGTGATTCTTTAGAAATTGAAAGACAACGAAGGTCTGGCAATAGTCAAATATCATTCGATGAAGATAAGTTGCGCTCAATCGTTGAGACAGTCGGAGGCGATGCTGGTTCCCTGGGTCCGGCAAATGCCAGAAGTCGCATGAGTACGCGCATTCCGAAAGATGACTCAATCACCTTAGGTGGCGACACTCTCAGTACTAGGTCTAAGATTCTTTCTCAATGGCTAGATGTTACTTCGTATGATTCATTTGGTGAATCGGGTTCAGAATTACGACATACTTTTGGGCGAGCAGACTTAGAAAAGTTGCAAAAAGTACTACAAAACGAACAATCTATCTTATCAAAAACTATTGATGAATGGCAAAAAACGGGCGTATGGAATGGGGAAACAAACGGCGTTGCAATGCCGCGAGTATATAACCCCAAAAAAGGCATAACAACGAATCTTTCTGCGGAAGAATTGGAACCATTCAAAGATGAAATGGGGCCTAGATTCAATGGCTATCTATCTCAAATCGAAAAACAACTAGAGCACGTAAATGACCGATTAGCAAATTTAGACAGAATGGAAAACGACGGAGATATTGCACACGTAAATGCTGTATCAATCATGGACTTGCCGAATCTTAAAGACCTCGCTGAACGTGGCAAAAAAATAAGAACATCGCGTGGGGCTGACAGGGAGTGGTCGTTGACTGAAGCCGACCCCGATGCGACGTGGTTAGTTCATACTGGTGTGCCAATACTTGAGAACGACGTTCTTGACCCATCGTTCACACTCCCTAAGGGCGGCGATGGGACATACATGCGTCAAAGCATGGACACCCAGAGGCTTAATGGTTATACGCGAAACAGCATAATTAGCCGCTATGAGGAGGCAGAGCGTAATTTTAATGCCTATCAACTCGCGCTAAAAGAATATGATGAAACTGGAGTTTGGGATGGTCCAAAATTGGCCCAAAATACAAGAGTTCCAGATAGGGATAGGGGTCGCAAGGAATATCAGGCCTATGTAGAGGGCCAAGATGACGAACGGATTAATCCTGAATATTTAAGGGACATTGCACGTCGCTACATTAAAGATGGACAAAGGGTAATGGCTCGATATGAATATGCTTACCCGCTAGCAAAAGCAGGGAAAGAACATCTCAGTTATAGCCATGCGTCCTTTGGGCCCAGCAGGGGATACGTACGCAATGACTTCCCAACAAGCAAAACATACCTTGTAAGAGTTCCCAATGCAGAAGTAGTAGAAGGGTTCCCATCTGACGAGTATCAAATTTTCGAAACCAGAACACCAATAGCAAGTTTTGAGGTTCCCAATCAGTTCAATCTTCCAAATATGATGGAAGCGGAAGATGCTTCTATCGCATTATTTGAAGAAGCCGCACAGAAACATATTTCAAGTAATCGCCTAGTCTCCAGCACTAGGTCGAGCCGCTCAAATCTCAGTTTGCGTTCAAGGTTTGAACCAACTGAAGCAATGAAAGAGAAAAAAAGACGCAATCTCGAGAGATACGAAGCAGTGTTGCTTTGGAAAGAGCAGCACGCTGAAGACATGCTGGAACTCAATAGTGAACTCGCTAGTGTTATCGTACAGGCTAAGGCTGCAGTACAAGATGTCGACAAATCAAAACTTAAAAAAATATTTGGTTCACTCATGCCCGAATCAGAGGTAGAAGAACTTGTCAGCAATCTTGCTAAGCGATTTGACTTACTCAACAAGTCACTGCGGGAAAATCGTCGGCCGTTGTACGGACTTTTTGATTCTTCAACTAACGAAGTTTTGCTTAACATTCTTCAAAATTTTGTCCCAGAATCTCCGGAACGAGATAGGACCATCAAGCAACTCAAAAAAGTAATTGCAGACAGGTCAAAATCATCACGACCAAGATTGGGTGGAAAAGAACGGGTACTGGCCAATGACTTCATAAGCCCAGATGAATTTATTAATTCTGGCTGGTGGGGTGCTTGGCTTTATCCAGACGGTCGCATTTATCCAGTTCAGGGTCATGAAAATGAGCATCTCTATAATGATGCATTTGATGACGGACTTGCTCGGTTGATATT